GTTATAGTCAAATTGTGTCGCCAAAAAAAGTTTAAGGTCGATTATTTCGACCTTAAAACTTATGAATTATATTTGTTTAATAAAATATCGTCTTCATCCTCCATTGGTTCGTTGAAAGATTTTTCTATGTCTGATGGGCTAAAACTTTCAACCTCATCTTGAGTTAAGACATATTCATTTTTACCTGTTTGTTCCATCTCATCTTTTTTCTCATCAAAGAAATCTGCCAAGTTTTGTTTGTATGGTCCTGAATCTAATGATCTAAGTTGTAATTTTTCTTGTGCCGTTTTTGGTCTGTATTTTTCAACTTTAGCTTCTAAAGAATCTAACTTAGATACAATAGTATCCATCTCTGCTAATTTTTCTTCCATAGTTTTGATTTGGTCGAAAAGATTTGTGAAATATTCTTCTTGTTTATCAGCAATTGTTTTTTGTGAATCAACAAGATCAGTAATGTCTAACTCTTCAGTTTCTCCTTCACCTTCTTCTCCTTCAGCAGGGACTTCTTCAACATCAGGATCCGCAGCAACATCAACAGGTGCTGCTTCTCCTTCAGCGCCAGGAGCCGCTGGAGGTGTTGGTGCCGCAGGATCTACACCTGCCGCCGCAGGATCTGCAGCAGGATCAACTGGTGCTGCCGCATCTGCCGGAGGTGGAGGTATTGCTCCCGCATCAGCAGGTGGAGCGGGAATGTCTTGCTCCATAATATATTTGTTGATCGAATTGTATCTTGCGATCTCTTTTAAAATTTTATCGTCTATATTCATCTTAACCGTTTAATAATGTTTTATAACCTTGATTAGTTTCTACTTGAATTTTTTTAAATGTTCTCATAGTGTTGTCGACTCTTTCGATAAGTCCGTCTTTGATTCTGACAGTATAACAATCTCCTGTGTCTAAGTCACAAACTTGTTTTGTTCCGTCACCCATATCTTTTTCGGATACTCTTGTATTTTTTCCCAAGTAATTATCCAATAACATTTTAGTACTCATAAGTATTTTATTTATAAATATCAGCTTATTTTGAAAGTTTGTACTGTTTCGTAAACATTATAAGCCGCAACAAATTCTTGTTGTAGTGTTAATTTTTCTTGTTCAGTTAAACTAGTATACACATTTGCAGGTTGTTCAACAGGATAACTTAATACATATTGTTTTGCAGTTGCCGCTGATAATCCTTCTAGTGTTGAGAAATCAAAATTATTTTTATCTTGATTTAATAATGTATATAATGTCGATGTTTTATCCACTACAAATTTTATAAAGTCTTTAAATGTATTAAATGATGCAACAGGTAAATTACTGTTAGTTCCTCTTGTAATACAATAATAACTTTTCTTAATGTAATTTACAAAATTAGGTCCATAAACTTCGGTCAGATTTATAGTACTGTAGTTGTTCTCGTATGCATTTATTCCTGATCCTTTACCTGAATCAACATATACCATTGTAAATGCTAACCCTGCAACCAACGGCGTTGTGTCTCCAGTCGCTGTATAACCTCTACTTAATAATTCATCTCTTATCGCATTAAACAATTCTTTTGTTGTTTGAGATGTTTGTGCCGGTGTATCTAAACCTGTATAGTTTAGATATCTTGGGTTGATATTAGCAACACAATCTTGATTTTTAGTTAGTTTTTCTTCCGCTTTGATATTAGATAAAACATTTTCTTTTTGGGCTAATACATTTGCCGAACTTTCTCTTTCTTTCTTTTCATTCTGTTGGATTCTAGATTGTATTGTATTTAAAATTTTAATGTTCAATGTTTGAATAAAATTATCAATCTTAGGTAGTGCATAAAATGGTTGTCTTGTTCCTGTAAATGAAGTACTGAAATTATCTTCAGTGATGTCATGAGTCACTTTTGTAATCATATATGGTCCCGAGAACATAGGAACGTTTCTAATATTAAAGTACATAAGTGGTTGGATTAATGCGCATCCCATCATTTCAACACTACATTCATAGCTTCTATTCTTATAAAGATTATATAAAGAAACGGATTGAGTTGTTGATCGTCTGTTTCCACCCAAGTTAGCCATTTGATTTAACATTTCTAAAGATTCAGATGTTGGTTTTCCAGGATTTTGGTTAACACTGAAACTTTTAAAGATTTGTTGGTTTGGTTTTGTTACATCCACGTTAAACCCAACCACTTTATTTGATTTATCCCAATCTAATTTGTAAGCCTGATTTTCTTGGAGTGGGTTATCGCTAGCACGTCTAAGATCGAAGGCGTCATCTCGGTATCTGTAATCAATATTATCGTTCATATCCAAGTGTTCACTTGGTTTGTTAACGTAATAACATAAGAATTTTGGTGAACTATTTCTGTAATCAACATTTAAAAATGTTCCAAACAAAGAATTACCAAATTCTAAAGTTCCGTCAGGTCTAGGTGTTGGGTTTTTTTCAACGTCTTGTATATTATAAAAATTAACAAATGCAGGTAACATAAAATATTGGAAGTTATTTTGAACCAATATTGTTGTAACCATGTCTAACAATGTATTTTTATAACTTCCGTCTTTGATTAATTCTTGAATTTCAAAAATATCTACGATAATCTTGTCACCTACATTTCTACTTGCCCTATCAACCAAAAGAACATCTTCAAATAATGTTTTGTTTTGAAAATCAAATCCTGCAATCCAACTATCATTTAATGCTTTGAATGTTTCCCATAATTCAGTTCTTGTTTGTTCAGTAAAACCTGCTTCCAAATTAGCCCTATTTTCAGTCAACTCTTGATTAATTAAGACTGTTGGTAATTCTTTTCTTACTTGAGGTAACATTACATTAATAACATTACCTATGTAGTTATCAGATGCAATTATGTAGTTATCCATTAAAGAATAAAATGATGCTAAATTCAAGTTGTTCTTTTTTAATTTTTCACTAGCATATACTTTAATAAGTGGTGCAAAGTCTTCAACATTTTTTTCATTAAATTGTACATTTAAATCAATAAAGAAGTCAGTAATATATGACCCGTTATTTTTATATTGTAATTTAGGTATTGATGATTCACCAACATAGTATAATAACTTTTTCCAAGTTTCAGGACTCTGTTGTTGTGATTGAGCAACAGTAACTTGTGGTGGTAGTGTTCCTTGTTCATATGGCCCATAAATAATTGGGTTCTCTAAGAACCTTGTTGAGAAAGTTAAATATAATCTTCTATCAAACTGAGTCGGGTTTCCAAATTTGAACGCCACATCATAGTTCACAAAAGATGACAAAACTTGTTGGAACTGAGTGTTTTGACTTGTGATTATTTCACTAAGTTTTGTTTCAGGTGAAGTTCCTGTTGGTGTCTGTATTTTCATTAGTTCTCTCATCAAGAAATGAAAATTCTTAAATGTTTTTTGGGATAGTGAACCAACACTTCCATCAGGGTTTTGGACTTGGACTACGCTACCGTCGGGATTTTTTACTTGATTACTTGTACCAACAGAAACCTCTGATTTTGTAGTCTCAGGTAATGTGTCGACATAATCATATAATGATCTACTAAAATTTAAAAACTCAGATTCAAATAGATCCAAAGTTTGAGTATTAAACGTAGTAAATAATTCTTCAAAACTTGTATAATCATTTATTTCTCCTGAAATCAAGAAGTTTTGTTGTTCTTTTTGTTCATTTAAAATTTCTTTTAAATAAGTTAAAGGATTGTTCTTTTTAACTTGATCATTGTTAAACCAACCGTATTGTGGTGCGTTCCAAAATAACCTTACACTTCCATTAAACATAGCAGGATTGTTATACAATTCTGTTTTCATACTACCATTTTTGAAAGTTTCTTCTTTAGCCTGATTAACATTTGACCCAAAAGATGGTAGGATATAGTACCCCGTTTCGTCAGTTGTTCTAACAATTACAGAATAAGGAGTTATTCTCATAGTTCTAAGTGCACTATTTGGATCGAACCCTGGTGCCCCATATATTGTGGAATTCGTAGTATTGAACATTATTAGTTTTTTGTTGTCTAATAATGGTTGTATTGCTGAGGAACTTATACCTTGTATATATTGGTTTTGTACAACAAATGGTGATGATGTTGGTTCTGTTTGTCCTGAAGACACTATGTATATACCGTTACCACCTGTTGTTCCTGAAATTTGGCTTATAATGGTAACGTTACCATTTAAGTTAGGTCCGTTTATTATTTGCCCCGCACTTAACACATTACTATCAATTTGATTTACCTGTAATGGTGGGTTAAGAACTCTGAAGTTTGAAGTTGTAGTGGCAGCGGACGATGTTAGTTTATAAACTCCATTTGAGTGTGTTGGTCCCGTAATTTGTTTTTGTATTGTCACTTGAGGACTTATTGAGGTTCCTGTTAAAATACTACCGGTACCTAAAGAACTCAAAGTTAAACCGCTAACACTAATGTAACTACCTAAAACAAAATTAGTTGTTGTTGATGTAAAACTTGGGGTTACACTATATGTGCCTGTCCCACCTGATGTGTTTGGTCCAATACCAGTAACCACTAAATTAATATTTATATTACCAATTGGTATGGATATGGTATCATTTACTTGGATATAATTCTTAGTAATTGAGTTTACAGTTATTGCACTTCCAGCACAAGTACAGGTTCCTGTAACCGTAAATACATTAGAATTTCCTGAGATACTCTGAACCACCGCATTACCCGTCACTTGTGTTTTACCACTGAACAATTTTAACCCTTGTAAAAATACGTTGAAGTCGTCAATTAATTGGGGATAGAAACCTGTTGTCATATCCGTAAATGGTGGTGTTCCTGAGTTATTTTGTAATACAAGATTTTTTTGATCTCCATCAATCAACAATGAGTATGTCTTTGTTGATGAAGAAAAACCTGGATCCCAATTTTCTAAGTAGTTAAAGTTTTTCCATACGTCATCTAAAAAGTCTTTTCCTGTTTTGTCGTAGATTTTATATCTATGCCAAATTGACCCGTATTTTAAAATCCAAGGATATGGTAATTTATGAACCGCCCCAAATTTTTTCATTGTTGCTAAAATGTAGTTCAAATCAGTTGTGGCTTGACCATCAAAAGTTTTATATTTTTCTCTTAGTGTTCCTAATGGTAAACTATTCAAAAACAAATACGCAGCACTTTTGTATGGGTATGGATCGTTTTGTTTGTATCTAAAATTAAAAACCCCTTGTTGTATTGCGTTTATAAAGTAAGGTGTATTCAACATAGAGGTTGTTTGTTCGGAAAACACATTTCCTGAATAATTCGAGTATGATATATTACCTTCAGTGACTAGTTGGTCTTTGTATTCTCTGTCTTTATAAAAATTTTTAAGAATTAAAAGATTAGGGGTTACATTTAGGTCTACAAAATTGAAGTGTGTAAAAGGTCTCCTTTGATTTTCGTTTGTATTATCTAAGAAATTAGTTATTGTTAATTGTATAGGGTTGTAGTTTAAAACATCTTTTGTATCAAATGCTTCGTTTGCATTGTTTAATGATTTACCATCGGCCAAATTCTTTTTATCCCAATCTAAATCAGTGAGTGGGTATGTATCTCCAAACTCAAACACATTAGAAACTGAAGTTCCTGCAAGGTATTTATTTAAATTTGTTAAATTTTTTGGGTTACTTAAAGAAACGTTAGGTTGAGATTTAGTAGAAACAATAATATCCTCATTATATAATACATTTGGGTTTCTTACATCATTTTTGATATAGTTAGTAACAAACTCACCTCTTATGTATGATTGCCAACTTTCACCTTGACCTTGATTTGATATATGTCTTAAAAATGGTAAATAATTATTACTATCTAAAAGATATTCTTTAATTGTTTTAGATAAGAATGGATTATCTTGTCCAAGACTTTTTAATATGTTTACAGCCTCATCATCGGCTTCGGCTTCATAAATAGAAAGATTATAACCTGATTGTCTGTTTAATCTACTGTAATATGAATTCAAAAGAAGTCTTTCATATATCTCAAAGAAATATTTTGACTCTTCTTTATTTTGGAACACTTCATTTGAAACTGGAAAATCAATTCCGTTCAGAGAGATTCGAGATGGTTGTAAATCTATTTCATTAAATTCAGCACCTCTCTTATCAGCGTCGTTTTGTCTTTGCGTGTACCCTTTTATAAATTGTTCAACAAATTCAACCTCAGGCCAAATTTCAGGATCGTAAGCTCTATATGAGTTTGCAACATTTTGAGCACCAGGATAAATTACTTGAAACTTTTCTTGATTGTCGTCCCCAACGGTTTCTTGGATTACTTGTGGCCAAGGATAAATTGGTTCGTTATTTTGTGTCGAGTCTTTAATGTCAACACTTGGGGCCGTTGTTTGATTTCCAAAAATTGCAGCCCTTCTATATGGATTTTCTCTTTGGTCCCAAGCTTTTTTATGAACCTCATCTAACAATCTTAAAAATGCCTCACCTTGACAATAAAAAATCGCCAATATATTCCTTATAGAAGGAACAAATCCTAAACTGTTTTCACCTTGACTATTGAATTTAGAAGCTAAACTCTCAGTAATTTGTTGTTCAATTTGTGTTCTGAACTTTTGTGCAGATTTACCAGCCGTATCTGTAATACTCATAAAAGTATTGGGTCCGTCAAAAATAAAAAATTGTCCATTTGTTTCTTTAAACTTAGTTTCCAAGTTGGTTTTAAATGTTGCAAATGCCAAATCTGTAGCGGTCAATCCGGTCTGTGGTGTATTTAAAGGTGACAATGTTCCTTTAGGTGCGTTTGGTGACGCTCTGAAAGTTTTTTCTAAATCCACATTACTTATTAGCTCACCTTTCGCAAATGTCTTCATTTCTATTGGAACAGATATTTTTGACTGAACTGTTTTGTTTCCAACAGTATACGATCCGTTTGTTCCAAAAATACTATTTTCGTTTAATTTTGCATTATTGTCTTTAATAATACCATCAAGTTCCGTTAAAGCGGTTTCTTGTTTTTGAGCATCTAAATCAGGTTTGAAATCATAAATATTTTGCCCATTTTTTAAAACTATGGGTGATTTTACATTCATATAATTATTGAACCATGAAGACCCATACAAATAAACTTTTTGTTGGTACAAAGTTAATGCGTTTGTATAATTTGTCATCTCGGTTAGAACACCAAGATTTTCTTTTGCGAACTCACTTAATACATCATCAATAAATTTTTGTAATCTGAAATTAAGTTGGTTCAAAGTTATTTCTGGAAAATCATCAGGAATTAGTCCTTTTGATTTATAATCAGAATAAATTTCTTTCATTTTTTGATAACCTCTACTAACAATTGTTGGCGTTTGTGCCGATTGATCATTCGTATTACTTCCTTGTGTTTTTGATACGGTAGCCTGATTAACAACGTTATTATACATGTGTGGAACCGCCATCAGTGATCCATAATTAACGTAAGATAATAGAGTATACTTGTATCCGTAGAACTTTAATGATATTTCAAAATTATGGGTAGATGGGTTGAATTTGGAACTGAATGATTGTAACATGATAGGGAACTTAACCGCCTTTCCATAATAACCCTTCATTGTTAGTGTAAACTGTGGATATGGTAACTGAAAAAATGCTGAGTATGGTGAACTATTACCCCCTTCGAATAAAGCTCTACCCTTAACGTCCTCTAATTCAATATCAATCACAGGTAAGAAATCTGTACCTATTGAAAATCTAATACTTTTAATACCTAAAAATCCATTATCAACTGCACCAGGTGTTCCATTTGACCAAAGGTTTTGAGTTATATAAAAATCGTCGGATTTGTTTGGGTTTTTAACTGCGGTTAATTTAGGTTGGTTAACACCTTTACCTTCCAAAGTACCCTTACCTGTTAGTTCATCTGACCAAGCAGTATCCAAAAATGTTTTATGACCAGGATTTAAAAAATTAATCTTACCAACAGAGATTGTTCTTTGTTGATCGTTCATCGCAGACCCTACCGCTAATTTTGTTCTTGGTAAAACATTACATTCCAAATTTGCATAGAAAACTAAGTCCTCTTGTTTTACAAGTCGGTCCTTAACATTACCTTGTTCGTCAATTAATTTATTTGGGTCAATTAAAGTAATATTATCGTAGTCAAATTCTACTAATATATTTTCGCCGTTATCTGCCATAGTAGAAGAAGTAATTTTCTAATGCGTTTTTATAGTCTTGTAAAGAAGCTACTAACGGAAATGGAATTGTCAATACAGCACCATCAGGTATTGAGTACTCATTTCCTGAATATTGGGGATTCGCCGCCATTATTAACCATCCAAAGTAGGGTGATCCATAAAATTGTTGTGATGCTTTATCCAATCTTGATTGACCAATTATAAAAATATAATTTTTATCTGAGGTTTTTGCTGGTACTGGTACAAAGGGGACAACAGTTTGTTCTCCGTTGATTAAAAAATTCGTATATCTATTCCAATATTGAAAAGGCATTTTAATTGAATGTTACTTTACCATTGAAGGTCTTTTTATTGTCGTTCAAGTTAACACTTGAGTACAGGTCTTTTAATTTTTTGTTTTTTTGATTTGTGTTGTCGGTTATTGGTGTTTTATAGTTACACACCTTCACTTGTCCGTCGGGTAATTTAAATGTTGTAACTGTAACATAATCTTGTGATTTTTCTATATCAGTAAAAACTTTTGTCCATATTTCTTGGAATGGTGTGTAATCTTCTTTTACATTGTTACACGCCCTTTTTACTAAGTCGATAATAGTTGGGTTATTTTTTATTTCAGGTCCACTTACCAAATCATTTACAAATTCAGTATATGATTGTTCTTTAGTAAATAAAGGGGACATTGCGATATAAAATCTATTCCAAGGACAATCACCATTCAAACCAAAATATCCTTGATTATTTACCACAAATTTACAACCACTCCCATTTTCAATAGTTGATGTTCTCTTTTTAAAGAATCCATCTTTCGATATTATTTTATAACTTTCCAAAAGTTTTTCAAACTTGGTTATCGTTTCAGGTACTTTTTTGGTATATAAATTAGCCAATGTTCCATCTGTAGTTGCTGGCCCAAAGAAAGTATCTCCACTTAGATCATATCCAATTGGTTCGTTATTGGATCCTAAATAACCATCTAATTTATCAGATACAACATCTAATTGTCTAAACAAATAATTTAAATCAGTTTCAACTTTTGTTATGTTTGATGTGTTGTTTGTTATAACATCTAAAATTGGTTGTTGTCTTTGTGTTGCATACGCTTGTAATTTATCTTCTAATTCTCTTTTAATTTTATTTGTCATTTGGTTTTCTCCCTTCAAATAAGAAAGAATTGGGTCATCATTTTGTTCAATGTCTTTTTTAACTTCTTTGATTAAGTTCTCAACATATTCTTGATAATTATTACTTTTACCATAAAGTGTGGTTTTAACTTTATCATTTGTATATTCTGAAAGTTCTCCTTCAGTATATGATTTATCTTGTAATGCAATTTGTAAAACTCCAAAATTATAATCCGTATTAATTTTACTAATCGCATCATAATAGGCTTTAAAATATCCTTGTAGTCCGTCTTGTAATGAAGTTAATAGAGTTGTATAGTCAATATCGGTATCACTTGCAATTACACCCATAGTACTTCCACCTTTTTTAGGTTGTACGTTATTTACAATGTTTGCGGCTTCCTGTGAACTTACAGTTGGGAATGCAGAAGTTATTTTTTGAACAACGTATTGATCCATCTTACTTGTATCTTCAGTTGCGGTTGCTCTTTCATCATAAATTTCTGTATTAGCATAATAATTGAAAGAAAGTGCGTTTTGTAATTCTTGGACTGGTTCTTTAAGACCCATACCTCCAATTATATTGAAAGACAATGATATGTTAGCCAACATTGGTTGTACTCCAATCCCTTCAGGATTTATATCTAAATGAAGTGGGTCGTAACTAATACCAAGATTTGTTGGTACTATTTTGGTATGATAAAAGTCACCAAATCTTAAAATTAGAATTGGTGGTGCACCAAATGTAGTATTTAATGCGTCATTATATTTTGGTCTACCGTCGGCACCTATAACAGGAATTGTTTGACCAGGTCTCATACATTGTTGTAAGAAAGTCAAACGAGCATTTAAACCTTCAGGTGTCATTGAGTGGAAAGCGGGACTAAAATATTTAATTCTATCTTTTATAGAATCGTATATCATAGGATCACTTTCTTTTATGATTTGGAAATAATCACACTCAGTAAAAAGATTTCTTAATATTTTTTTAGAAATACCTTCTTTAATTTTTTGTTCAATAGTAATTTTAGGTTCAGGTTTAATACTTTGAGTCTGACCTGTAAGAATGTTCGGGACAGGTGTTGGTACCGGTTTTGGCGGTACAGGACTTGGTTGAGGAGTTTCATCTTTTGGAATTTCCGCTTTAATCCTTTGGATCGCAACTCTACGACAAGCCATTGCAGGAATACTATACCATTGAGCTTTACTTGATTCTTGAATATCTCCTGAAGTTGGGTTCTCTGTTGCAACTAACGTTATATTTTTAGTACAGTTAACACTCGCATTTAGAACATTACCCCCTTGAGCATTTGTTACACTAATATCGGTTGTATCTCCTGATGTGGCTGCAGCTTCTTCTTTGGTTTTTGGTATTACAAGTTGTTCTCCATTAGCATTTAATGTCATCTTAAAAAATCCGGCAGATTGATATTCTTGTAAAGTTTTTCCATCTTTAAGTTTTTGAGCTAAAAACCATTTTTTAACTGAATCATTTCTTCTTTCTGATAATTTTTTGTTGTAAGAAACTTTTTGTGGTGCAGATGCCGACCCAACAAGTTCTATTTCAACTTTCCCTTTTTTATCAACTAAAATTTCATTCAATTGTTTTTGAATCAAGTCAGTTTGAATTATGTTAAAGTTTCCTGTAACCACTGTTGAGAAGAAGTTTGGGATACCTTCTTTTGTAAATTGGTCCGTACCAACATAAACAGTTTGAGGTGCTTGTTGTAAATAAGTTGGTTCTAAACCTATATATTGATTATAATAGTAATCGTAATTGTAAGCAGAAGTACCACCTTCTTTGTTTTCTCCAGGTTTTGTCCCATTAGGTCCTCCAGGAACATCATTCTCAAAATAAAAACCATACCCAACGTAATTACTTAAATCAGAATCTACATATTGGATGTTTTGGGCTTGTTGATTACCAGTACCTGTAGTTCCTTCAGTACCATCGGCACCTGAAGCATCATTAGCATTTGTAGTTTCTTGATTTGTAGGTATACTTTGTAAAACTTCTACTTGTTCTTCAGTGGTTAGTCTTGGGTTGTTTAAAATTTGTTGATAAGTGTATAAATCTTTTGTTGGTATAGTATTAAATTTAATACCTAATTCATATATATCATATTTAGTACAACCAGCATAGAATGAATCAATTATACTTTGAATTCTGTCTTTTGATGCACCTTTCATTTGTTTTTCAATAATAGTATTCATCATGGATGGATTATCCACAATGATTGTCCAACTGATCTGTCCACTTCTGGATGTATTCTTATAAGTGTAAATTGGTTCGGGTCTGCCTATGAAGCTTGTTGCATTAAAATCGGGTTTGGTGTCATCACTAAACTTAACATTATATGGTGGGAACCACATAATTCTTCCTCCATTTGGTCCTTTCTCACAAACAGGTAAATCATCGTAAGTGTAACCCGGTCTGTCTGAAGTTCTCCAAGCCAAGTTTTCAATTGAGAACATATACTTTTTAACTTTACCGTCAACAATATTTGTTGAACCCGGATTTCTTAAAGGTGCAATGTTTAAGTTGTATGTATTATCAAATATTGAATAGTCGAATCTTCTACCTGAAGTTGTTATACCGTCAACTTTTTGTAAGTCAGCATATGTGTAATATGGAGTATCCTTTTGGAACACTCTACAATATTCTAATCCCGCTTGAGTTCCGTCCGCTTGATTAACATAAGATAAAACTCTAGAACCTTTCGTTAATTCTTTATAACCATCATTAAAAACTTTTGAGACTTGATTGATTGCCGTCCCAACATGTTTTAACCTTGCTTGTCCTTGTACTTGATCCGCCGAATCTACTAATCTTTGTGTCTCATAAAGAATAGAACCAGGTCTGAAAGGAACATCTATTGATTGATATCTTAAATAATCACCTGAAATCTGATTAAACTCGTCATCTAAACTTCCTGCACCACCACCCACAGTCGCATGGAAACCAGCATCCCCTTTATACTTTGGTGAAGTCCAAACCATTTGACCTGATGTTCCACCTCCATCAGTATAAGATTTACCTTTTAATCCGAAATTAAGTTGGTTTTCATTACCTTCATATAAAATACCTAACTCTTGTGGTCCATAAACTATAGTTTGTTGTTGGACTCCAAATTGATTAACAGGTAATTGATTAGGAGGACCATCAATTTGTGATGGTTCAGCATTTTCACTACCAACATAATATCCCGAAGATTGAGCTTTGTCTTGGTCAAATAATCTGTTTACTGCGGCTGATGCACCCGCAATAAGACCACCAACAATACCTCTATTGTAAGCCGGTCTATAAAGGTTATAATCTAATGCCGAAAATAATGCAGATCTTTGACCATTACCTGTATTTGCAACAAATACTTCAGATGGACTTCTATACTTATTCAATATAGGTGCTAACAAACCACCTGTTAGATTATTCGCAACACCTAATGCCGCAGCATTTTGTGGTCCATTAATAGGATTATCATCATCAAAATAATCACCAGGGATAAATGAAACAGGGAAATAAGTACCTGTTAATCTATTAGCTAAAGATACCGCAGCCAAAGCGGGATTTTCAGGAACTGTAATTTTCCAATTTCGTATAAAAAATGGTTGTTGTCCTGTTGCTAATAAACTCGCAGAGAAAGGATCAGATATTGTGTCTAAATTAATAGCCCCAATTGTTGCCTGTTCTAATTCTTGTGCGATTCGTTCATTAAATGCAAATTTCAACTGTTCAGCACCGATTTTTGCTAAATAACTATCGGCAGATAAAGGTCCATTCGACCCTAAGGGATCGTCCGAGAAAACTATTCCGTATGTTGAGTAACTAGAATAACTATAATAACCAGGGTACCAATATGGTTGATATATAAGTCCTGATTGTTGAACGTCTGTTATAATGACTAAATCTTTATATCCTCCTGATGGTCCCCATCTGTTAGTTACGTATGCAGATTCTATAAAGAATTCATTTACAAGTACCAATCCTTGACTTTGATCACCATTAATTGGGTAGTATGGTCCTTGATTTGGTTCTAAAACTGGCGTAAGATTAACACCAATTGGGTTTCCAAAACCACCTTCAGGTCCATATTCGTTCAAAGGATAAAGGTCAGACGCAAATATATTTGTTGAAACATAATTATTGGGCGAATCTACCACATTAGAAACTGTTAAATTTGTTTCGTAATTTACAGGGTTACCCGGTGATGTGTAGGCACCTGGTACTCCATAGGGTTGTAAATTTCTAACTAATAACTGTTTTCTAAACAATTCTGAGTTACCAAAAGATAAAAAACTCTCAGCCATACTTTTATTTTATAAATAGATTATAGTCTATTTTTTTGAATAGTATATTAAGGTTGATTTTTTCCTATTATTGATTTTTTCCTCCTGTTGTTGCGGATGGTGATGTACTACTTGAAGTTACTTTATTAGTGAAGGAAGTTACATTAGGGTCTTTTAGTACTGTTTCGTAAGTTCGTTTGAAATCCTCAGTATTCATGTTTCTTGTATTTTCATCACCAGTCACTTTTACATTGACATTTAATTCAGCTTTAGTTTCAACTTTCTGAGGATTATACGCTTTATTAAATGTATCCTGAATACTTTTTAAAGTTGCATCAAATGAAGCTTGAATTTTAACTTTTGATTCTTCTTCTATTTTAGCGGCGTTTGTTAAAAAATTAGTTAATGCTAAATTCGCACCTTCTTTATCTTCTTTCAATAATGAGGTTATTGCATCTTCAATTGGTTGGGTTAGTTGTGTTAATGGTTCTCTAATAGATTTTGTCGTTACACCTCTATTCATGCCCACGGCAACATCTTTATTGATACCCATCATAGTTGTGAAGAGTTTTTCGATTGGTTCTGAAGTAGCTTTCCCAAACCCAACTGCAGCCTTTGTTCCCGATATACTATAATTAATCTGTTGTAACTCTGTTAATTGATCATAAGCTAACTCTTCAACGGTTTGAGCCTGAGTTGTTTGAGACTCTTTTAGTTTTTCAATATCCTCTGGTGTTAATTGATCAACTTGTTTTAATAATACTTCACCTGTTTTTTCATCTTTTACATTAACCGTGGCAACACCATCTTTCATTTGTGCCATACTGGCAATAAGTTCTTTAGTTTCTTCATTACCCTCAGCAAAACTTGGTAATTTGATTTGTGACATTTTTTTGTCGAACTCAGAAGCTTTTATTGACATACCTGCTAACTCTTCAGCAGTCATACCCATAGCTTCGGCAACCTCTCTTAATCTTCGTTTTGACCCTGGCATAATTTCAAATTTACCTGTTTGTTCATTGAACTTGGTAAATTCTTTTGACATATTGACTATTTCTTTTTGTAAGGCTTCAGGATCGTTTTGAGCCATGTCCATCGCCCTTAATGGATCTAACAACCCACTTGATGTAACACCTAATCTTTGTAATGATGCAGATAACTCAATCGCTTTTTCAGGTGAGAATAAATCATCGGCAATTTTGAATACTTTAGTCATATCAACACCAAGTCTAGATGCCTGTATAGACATTTTTGTTAGACCGTTAATACCACCTTCAAAATTATATAGGTTTAATTTTCCTATGTTTGCGGCAACAGCAGAAGATACTGCACCAACTGAAACACCAGCAGCTCTTGCGGAATTTGCGACCTCTAACATTTTTTCACCAACATCATAAACTGATACACCCACTTCTCTAAATTTTGCAGTTAAAACACCAGCGTCTTGTCCAGTTGCCTTAGAAGCGGCGGATAATTCAATTATAGCTTCAGTCCCTAAACTTGCAGCGGAACCTAAAGCTTCACCCATTTTACCTATGTTCTTGATTGCATCTTCTTGGTCTATACCCATTCTAATAAGTGCTGGTGATACATCGGCAATAGATTGACGAAATTCTTCCATCCTACCTTTTCCAACACCAAATTGTGCAGAAAGTTCAGTAGCTTGTTCATCTAATAATTTAATAAAAGTATTTTCACCTAAACTTTGATCAACAAAAGAATCGGCAACTGCTTTCATTGTTTCTTGAGTAATATCTTTAATATCCTTTAGACCAATTTGCCAACTTTTTACATAATCTTTATCAAAATTAAGTAGATCGGGTTTTTCGGTTTCATCGCCAGACTCTTTTTTAGCTTTTTTATATGCTTCTGCAACTGCTTTGTCGAGTTCTTCCTTAGTAAATGTTTTATCACTCATTTTAATTATCTATTTACTCATAAATATCATTTTATTTATTTTCAATTTCTTCAACATATTTGTTAATTAGATATTTCCTAATATATGTGGGCATAGACATAAACTCAGAATACTGTGTTCTGAAAATTTTTGAGAAATAATAAAACTCATCTAAAATGGTTAATTTATATTGCGAAGAAAGGCCGAAAAAATTCCACCCCAAAAGCAATGTTGACCATTACTCTTTCTCCTGACGGGGCTATTACTTCTTTTCTTAAATCTAATCTTGGTTCGTTATCTACGATGAATCTTCTAATAAATTTAGAATCAGCAATTGGCATATTTTGAACAAATGTTGAAATTTTAATTCTGTCCGTGTCACCATTTAAACTTACAATGTGTTTGTTTAATTTTGTTGTGATTGTCGGTGCGGTTCTGTCAGAAGGATATGATTTTAAAATTGTGTTAATTTCTAACGTATCATATACTGATAATAATTTTAAAGTTACTTTGTTTTTTGATACAGGTAATGTCACATTAAAAAGTCCGTTTTCATCAGGTTCTACCTCTGTCTTTTTGAAATTAAGTTCGTCTAACTGAATTGTTGCAGTAAATTTTTGTTCGGTTACGGGGTCTGTGACTGTTAGTTTGTATTCAGGACCAAAAGCTGTGTTTCTTAAAAACAACAAGATTGCTTCAACATCTCCATCTAAAAGTTCTTCAGGTCTAATTTCTCTTTCATATACTTTGTTTCTTAATAATGGTAGAATGATTGATTCGGTAACATTTCTTGTTCCATCATAATCTGAAAGGATATTTTCATCAACCGCAGTTAAATAACCCACTTTAACTGTTTTCTTTTTTGATTTATAAAAAACCCCCTGTGTTGGTAGAGTTATAACGTCATGAGGTAAATTCAAATTACCGTGACCTACTGTATATTCATTTTGTTCCATATTATATATAATTTCAACTTAAATGATAAAAAAAAACCGTAAACTGTAAAGCCTACGGTTATAAGTTTTAGTATTATTTAGATTAGTATACCAAGATACATCTATCCATTTGCATTGAACATGTGATACCTGCAATGTTGTCAGAGTTGTAAGCTAAAGAACCTCCATCATATCCTAAAAGAAATGCTCCTTCTAATATCCATTTTTCAACAACTACTCCTGTTGGATCCAACATCTCAAGGTCTACATTCTTTTTGTAACCTGCTGCGTAACCCATACGTCCTGTTACAGACTCAGCACATAGACGAATCCATTCCATAATAGCTTGTGATGCTGAAGGTCCAATAGGGTCACGGAATTTAACTGAAATTGCATCCCATTTAAATCTACCAGCAACAAAAGTTGAAGTATTTAAAAATTCGATCTCTTTTGAGTTGATCGTAAGTTTTGGTCTTGACGCACTTTCCACATACCACTCGTTAATTCCAAGTGATGAAGGGAATCTTAAGATCCATCGGTTCTCCCTTTTCGGTTCGTAAGGGATCGGCATTTTCATTAATAAATCAGCCATATCTTATTGTTTAAATTTTGTTTTATTTTTATTATAAATACTATGAAATAAAAATTTTTCTATTTACTTCAATTATTTTTCAAATTATATCTTAACTAGTCCCAGTTATTATTCAAATTTAGTTTTTTTACCTCCTCCTGTATGATAAATATCTAATCCAGATTCGTCATCAAAATGTTTCTTCATTGCTTGAACGTTTCTTAAATCATCATCTGAAAAACCAATATAAGGAACAAAATAATTACTTATTTTATTTTTCATAAAAGCTTTTTCTTGTAGTTTTCTTGATAGTTCTTGAACATATCTCATAAACTCACTCATTGCTTTTACTTTAAGTTCTTCAGGATTCGCAGCAGAACCTTCACCAAAACTTACAGGATGATATTTGTTCATATCTAAATACACTCTAACTAATTCATCATCCGACAATTCTTCTTCATCTGCTAAATCTCTATATTTTTTAAGATTTTTAACAAGTTCTTTTTCACTTAATCCGTGTTTGTTTTTCTTAATTAGATTATAAATCGCATTTTTAAGAACCGAAGGGGTGTGTCCTCTTGCTGTGATGATTGCAAAAATAGACCCATTATTAACCGCCTCAACAAAGTCACTCCATGCAGGACCCGTTTCTGCTTTCATAGCATCACTAATGAAAGCCTTGTCACCTGGTACTTTAAAGTCTCTGAAGGCATCCTTATCAAAATCTACAATAGTGTGACCCTCATATTTGAACGGTTCTTTACCAATATCAGTTCTATACTCCGCAAAATCTTCCGTAGACATACCAACAGTTTTACCTTTATCATCTACAAGGTAAATTTTTGTTGGCATATACATAAGGTTATCATCCCAGTCAAAAGCATAATACTTCATTGTGGGTTTCATCTGATCGTGAATGATTTCAGATAAAATTTCTTTAACAAATTTTTTGTAATTCATATTAATAAATATCTCTTAAATAAAAAAGGGGAACTTTCGCCCCCCTTCGTATGAATAATAAACCAACTTATATATTCTCAAACGATGCTCCTGTTGGAGTGATATAGAATGTAATGTCGATAAATTCAAGTGATCTTGTTGGTTTGATATAAATCTTACCTGTCATTTGGTTTCTATCTAAATCCTCAGGATCTGAAGAAACTGTAACTCGGAAGTCATATAAACCACGATCTCTTCTGATTGCATCTAAGATTGGGTTAACAGCATTTAAGAAGTCTTGTCTTACTTGTGAGTCGTTTTGTTCAAACAATAGTCTTACAGAAACTGCTGAAATCAATTTACGAGCTTGTAACAACAATCTTCTAACGTTGATTCTGTCAAGAGCCGATTCTCTTACTTGTAGAGTTTTGTTACCCCAAATTACAGTACCGACATCAGAGAAGGTTGCGATTGGGTTAAGTCTACCTACGTAAAGGATGTCCCTATCTTCTTGAGTTAACTTTTTACGAGCTTTAATACAGTTAACAATACCACGAGTGTAACCCGCCGCAGCGAACCAAGGGAACGCGATGTTATCTGTTAACGCTAAGTTTCTTGTTACCTCAGCCGTTGGTGGGATATAGATTTGAGTGTTATTTACACTATCTCTTGTCAATACCCACGGATAGTAAGTAGCCGTGTAGTTAGAATCAATTCCTGTATTCTCTAAGTTATCAACCGCTTCTGTTGGGTAGATGAATACATCAATCCCTGTTGTTGTTGCAACATACATATCAACGTCAGGAGTTGTACAAATGTATAATGAGTCCGCTCTGTTGAATTCAATCATATTAACCGCATCTTCTACAAGGTTACTGTTATTTACATAATCAATACCCGGTGTTACAAACACGTTAATGTTAACCGCCTCAGGGTTTGCAAATGTTTGTTGACCTAACAAGTATGCATAGTAGTCGGTATTTGCCCAATTCTGAGTTCCGTCACCTAAAGAAATTTCTTTAAACGCTCCCCAACCTGTTGCTTGTGGGTATCTTGTAGATGGACAAGCTCCGAATAGGAATCCTGTTCTACCGATTTGGAATCTATCTTCGTTAGTTCTCCATTCTCTGTAGATATCCCATCCGTCAAATCCACCTTGTACTAAGAATGTGAATTTACGTGCGAACAATCTATAGTATGCGTTTGTTGGAAGTTCAGGTTCAGTGATGAATGGTGAGTTACCACAGATAAATCTTGGGTCACCACTCGTCGAGAACTCAGGCCCGATTGTTAAACCACTTGCATTTACGTCCATGTGGAAACCTGCAGATCTGTAGTTGAATGGTAAACCATCAATATCACAAGTATTATTAGGATTTCTCTTACCAACGTATTCGAAGTAAGCGGCATCCCATCCCAAATTGTTAGATATACCTAAGTATGTTCTTCTAACATTATCTCCCGGACTTACCAATGCATCATCATTACCTGAAGACAAACCAAATGGTGGGTTATAAATTACCTCACCAGGGAAGTCATATTTACCTTTGATGATTGGGAATGGTGATTGAGCTCCTGCATAATTTCTAAAGTTAAATCCGTTGAAACCACAAGGAAGTGCGTCGATTGGAGCATCCTCGTTCATTTCAACCATTACGTATTTAGAATTCAGTGCGTATTCTCCATCTAATGTACCAATTTTATTTGCAATAAAGTTGTTTTGTCCTGGATCCATTGTACAGTTTGTAAATTTCTCGAGAACTACAGGGTTTGCATCAGTATCAAAATAGTCACGAATCAATACATCAAACGTTAAGTTGTTATAAGTTTGATTGATAAGCGAAACTTTAATTAACGTGTTAGCGGCATCACCGTCAGAAATTGTGTAGAATCTGAATAGGTCATAAACTTTATTACCCCTTAATTCTGATACAACCCAAGGAGAGTTAGGTGTTTGATATCTGTCCAAATACCAACCAATAGAGTTAGGATCACCACTTTGAGCAGAATCTAATTCAATAAAGTTTGGATTTAAACCTCTAATGTACCCCTTTTTCCAAGAGTAATTTAACCATGATTGGAATACTTCCTCATTGAATAATGGAACTTCAATTCTTGGTTTTTGGAAGTTTGCAATTCCAAATACTTTACTAATATACTCAGGATCATTTTGAGTTAAAGAAGTTTCGAATGTAAAGTTTTGGCCAAATTTATCAGTACAATCAACCGCAAATGTCAAGTATGGATTTTTAAGAACTCCCGCATATTTTCCTGTCATATCTAAACTAGCATCAGTTGTTGCCGTTACTGAGTATGCTGGGTTAGTTGAGTTTGTATAAGTTGCAATACCTCTTGATCTTAAAGTTGCTACAACAACATTATCATAATCAACATACGATGTTCCTGTGTAGTAATAAATTTTACCAACAATAGTTCCTGAATAACAATCAATATTAACAGGTGTAGGAGTAGGTGTAGGTGACACAAAAGGTGACGGTGTAATACAAGGATTAGCGGCCGATGGTGTAGGTGTTGGTGATGATGATGCTTGTGGTGTAGGAGTTGGGTTTGGATAATAAGCCGTTAAACCTGACACCAAAGTAGAGAATGAATATCCTGAGTAATTTGTATTACCTGTATTTGTAAATAACGCATAGTACCAAGAATCATTCAAAGGAGAAGTTAAATCAGTGGCATCAAACGATACAGATGGAACATTAAATACATTAGTTCCCGCTGTCCAACCAGCACCATTTAATGTGTTATAGTCGTCAGTAGCAATAGAACCAAAGTAAGCAATTTGTTCATCTTCCGCAAGATAAGGATTGTTACTTGTGATAACATCAAAAATTAAATTATTAATTTGAGTTTCTAATGTAGAAGTATCTCCGTTAAACTCTTCATATTGTTCTGTAATTATGTCTTGAATAATTGAAGGGAAGCTTCCTTGGAA